TTGGTCAGCGCGAACACCGGCTCAGTCTTGTCTGCGCGGGTGAAAAAGCCCATCAGCGCACCGACCATCGCGGGGATTAAAGCATTGACGCTCATCATCCCGGCGAACTTGATCCGCGCGGCGATCTCCTCCAGCACTGCCTCCTGCGGCATGGGAGTTGCGAACGCCTGTTGCATGGCCGGAGACACCACCGCGATACTGGTAGCCAGCATCACCGTGACCAGCCTCCTGATCGATACGTTACGCATTTTCACCATGCCTCCGAAAAGCCGCCGAGAACCGACATGAACTGGTAGGCCATCGCCACGCATCCGACGACGACGAATACCTTGATCACGAAGGCGATGATCTTGTCCTGGTTCATTGTTGACCGTGCCTTAGGATGAGTTGCAGGATATTGCGAACCTCGGCTTCGAGGGAGTCCAGGCGGCGCGAATGATCCTTGAGTGTCGCGGCCGTGCCGGTGATCTCCTGCTCCATACGGTAGACCATATGGATTAGCTTGCCGACACCGCCACCAATGGCGATGATGCCCATCATGACAACAGCGGCCCAGCCCGCGTCCACAGTCATTGCGCCCGCTCCTCCAAGTCGATGTGTTGTATGAGCAGGTCGGTCGTGCCGATATCCGATCCGACAACCTCCCAGTACTGCGTCGTGTTGCCAGGTACGTAGATGCGGTCTTGAGCTCTGACATCGACCGATCGATGGATCAGTAGACGCCATCGTCCAGTCACCTCGATCCCGCCTCCAGGCTGGGACTCGTCACCGGCACCTACACTCATCCGGCCCTTTTGCGTGCATATCGTGCGCCAGGACAAGGTGTTGCCTCCGCGTCCATCGTCCGTCATGGTCAGCCGTCGCACCTCGACCGTGTCTGGGCAGAGGCGCGAGACGAACCGCGCGGAGAGGCGATCGCGGAGGAGTGCGTCCATCAGGCGATGACCATTGGCCGGTACCGCTCGGCCATCTTGACGCAATGGTCACGGAGCTGGGAGAGCTTGACGTCGCTCGTGCCATCCTTGGCATCAATCTCTCCAGCCACGCGGGACGCCTTGATCAGCCAGCATCGTTGCGTTGCCGTGCGGACGTCGTACTGCTCGACGTTGGCTGGTCCCATGTCGATCCAGCGGAGCCGTGGATCGCTGGTGCCATCCTCGGTCCACCAGTAGATGTACGATCCGTAGCGCGGCCAGCCAGGCTCGGTCGTACCGCTCGTGCCAGCAGTCCGACACTCGTAGACGCGGCCATTGGGTGTAACCGGGACGATGCGATCGCCAACGGCATAGGCTGTGCTCGCCGTCCAAATGCCGCCGAACCGGACGGTATCGTCGAGTACCTGGCCAATGTCCGTCGTCGACAATTGAGGATAGGACTGGGCGTCGCAATACATCGAGACACGTGCGATCGCGGAGGCTCTCGTCAGGCTCATGTATCAAGTATCCCACATACAAACAGGCCCCGGCTTGCGCCGAGGCCTGCGATCGAAACCCAGAGCCCGTATCAGGTAGCCTGGAACGCACCAACGATGAGGGAGCCGGGAACGCGGGCCGAAGCCGTCGCGGACACGTTGCCGAGGTCGAAGGCGTTGAAGCCGTAGCGCTCGGTGCCCTTGAACGCCAAGGCGTCCTCAACAAAGTACCGCTGGTCGCTGACCTCGATGGTTACGCCGCGGCGATCCCCAAACACCGTACCGGCCGAGAGGTCTCCAAGGAGGACCGCCGGGCTCGACAAGGTGTTGACCTTTGGCATATTTTGGACGAACACCACGGGGTAGCCGTACAGCGTCGGAGACGGACCATAGGCATTCTGGATGTCCATGATCGAGTTCCCGCCGAGCGCGTCCAGCCTCGTGCCGATGTTGTTGAAGAAGAACTCGCGATGCATATACCACTTGGCGTTGGCCGCGTAGGTCGGGAGTTTTTGCACCATCGCGCGGATGTTGGCGAGGGTCGGCTGACCTGCCACGGAGCCCGCATCGAACAACACCAACGAGGCGATGTTGGCCTTGGTAGCGTTGAGGTTGTACACGGCCCAGAGGATGCCGTCGATCCCAGAGGTCGCGTCCGTCGCGGAGTTGAACACCACGCGGTCCTCTTCTTTGGCCATGACGAATGCCATGTCGCGGGCGAGGGTCGCGCCGAAATCAATCACCGAGTCCTCGGCCAGTTCCTTGGAAACCTGCGTCAGCACGGCGAGTTTCTTGGCAACGAGCTGGACCTGGGCGAACGTGAGGTCGGACGCGGTGATCGCGGTGTTTTCACCGGGGTAGTACACGCTCGTGGAGGCCGTCGCGTTGGGGACATTGAGGATGTCCGAGGTCATGGGGTAGACCTTGCAGTTTTGCCGCGCGATGCCGTACGACTCACGCAGGTAGATCAGGTCGCTCGACAACGGGTCCGGGACCGTGAAACCACCAGCGGTCGTCGTGCCCTCAGACTGCGCCTTGAGGTTGGACTTGACCCAGTCGGCCGCTTTGCGGTTGCCCATGATCGAGCGGGCCCATTGCCCAAAGGCGTAGGCTTTGTAATTGGCCTCTTCTCGGGAGCCCGAGAACGGGTTACGGACAACGCCGCCGGACTTCCACGGCTGATCTTCGACCTGCGGCTTCGCGGCCACGGGCGCGGTTTCGCCGATCGCCTTGAGGGCTTCGATGCGTTCCGCGGCCTTGTCGGCCTCGGCCATGATGGACTTGACCTGCGCCAGGTCTCCGTCGGGATTGCTCGCAATTTCGCGAGCGGTCGCGAGGAGCGATTGTCGCTTCTCGGACAGCTGTTCGATCGTCATCTCATAGTCTCCAGCCAGAGCAATCGCTCTAGGATCGCCCGGCGTTCGTCGTCGGAGGTCTTGACCTCCGGTGCATTGTCGATGGTGTCCGCGCCATCGATCTGGCCTGCCTCCCGCAGGGACTCCCAGACCTCAGGTGCCAGCCGCTTGGCCTCGGACCGGCTAAGGCCGATTGCATCCCGCAACCGGCGTTCCGTCGCGCGGAGCGTGTCAGGCTTGACCTGGCGCAGGCTCTTTGCGTCGATGTTGACCCCGCTCAGCAGGCCCTTAGCCCGAGCGGAAAATTCGTCGATGAGCGCCGCGATGTAGGGAGCCTTGTCGCCCTCGAGCTCGGCTACGGACATGATGCCCGCGCAAAGCATCTCATACATGGACTCGAGACCCTCGTGCAGGATCGCGTCTGGGCTATCGGCAAACGCCTCCGCCGCGAACACCGCAGGGTCTTCGCCTACCATTGGAGGTTCCGGCATTTCGCCCTCGCCCATGTCGTCCATCTCGCCCATGTCGCCCATGTCAGGCATCTCCCCATACATCTCCGGTAGGCTCTTGACGTTGTTGCGCCACTCCGCGGGCGTCGGCGTGATGGACGCCTCTGCGATTGGCCACCGCGTGATCTCGGATGCACCGCCAACGCTCTTGCGCTCGACAAGGTGTCCAGCGGCTCCGCTGGAGTAGCCCATCTTGCCCTCTTTGCAGAGCTTGGCGACCATGGCGGCGTAGTCGTCCGCCATGTCGATCTGCGCCTCGTACCAGAGTCCCTCGTCGGTCATCTTGACGTATCCGGTCCCGATGCTCTTGCGACCTATCACCGAATCCATGCCGTGGTGATAGTAGACGTTGAGAGGGACACGCTGGCCCGCCTTGATCGGGAAGCCGAAGTCGGTCGAAGGGGTGAAATACTCGCCCTCGAGGTCGACCGCATCCGGCGAACCGAAGCGCACCAGATAGCCCTTGACGTGTCCCAGGCGATCGCTCTTGATCGCGCCAGCCATGATTGTCGCCATGTCCATATTGTTAGTATCCCACAAGGCCGACTAGAGCCTCGATACGGGCCGTACCCGTACCGATGGACCCCATGCCGCATCCTGCGTCACCTCGGCCATGTCCCTCAGCGGTGTGCCCGTTTGCCACGCCTCGTACCTCGATGGTCCGAGCACGATGCGTTTTTCGGCGTCGGACAAACCATCGAACAGACCATCCGCATCCGGTATCGACGGGCGCGTGTCAGGAAGCGATGCATCGCCAGTGATCTCGGCCCATGAGAGCGTCTTTGGGATCATGACGCACCGGCAATTGGGATGCGATGGCATGATCTCGTTGGTCTTGTGATACGTGCCCGAGAGCGCGAGGCATCCAGGACAAACGCGGACATCCTGCGTCGCCATGCGGACGTAGCCCGTCACCGCGGGATTGTCCTCGTAGACGCGCCGCGATGCCTCGCGGGATGCACGGATCATCTCCGTCCTGGCGATCGTCTCCGCTCGATAGGCAGGCATCGCCGTCGCGATATGACGCATCTTTCGCGCGACCGTCAGCGGGTCTAGGCCGAGCGCGATGCCATCGACGAGGACGCGCTCCATCTGGTCGCGCGTCGCTCCTGGTATCGCGGCGAACAGGTCCGCAAGCGGAGACCCGTCGCCAGCGAGCCCGGCGAACGCTTGCAGGTCGCCCTCCGGCAGTTTTGCCCAGTTGATGTCGAGGCCGGGCCGTGGCATCTCTCCGATCGCCGTCACCGCAAGCGGGCCGGTCATGTCGTTGGTCAGCCGCGCCATCTGTAGCTGGCCATCCTCGGTCACGGACGCCGCGTCCATCGCGATGGACTTGAGGCGCATCGCGATCTCGTCAAGGGCCGAAGCGTACCGGTCGCGGAGCATGACCAGCTCCATCTCGGGAGGATTGCCCTGCGCGATGGATCGCTCGATCTCGCGCTCGATCTTGACGAGCTCGCGTCGGTTGCTCCGCTCGGCTTGGCCGTAGATGCGCTGTAGCCGCTTGACCGCCTTGGCCTCGAGGTCGATCAGATCGTTGCGGTACCTGATACCGGCGTTGTAGATCGCGCCGAGATCATCCGCGGCCTTTACACCGCGGCTGGATCGGAAAAAGGGGACGCCTTGTACGGCACCTCGAGGCCGTCATGGTCGCATGATTTGCCGGTGTCCATGATCTGGTCGCGGAGCCGCGTCGCCCAGGCTTGTCCGGCGTCGCCTCCCCACAAATCCCAAGCCACGCGGCCCGGCGATGGGAAGCCGTCCTCGCCTTCGGCGAATCCCTCGGCCTCCTTGTCGACCTCATGCCTGGCGAAAAACGAGTACATCCGCAATATGGTGTCCTCGCTGATGAGGTCACCGCTGACGATCTGGTTGGCGCGGGCGAGTCCGACACGCGTCCCGCCAGCTCGGCCTTCTTCCTTCCATGCCAGCGCTCGGCGCGCCGCATCGACCATCGCTTGGTTTGGGTGATACTTGAGCGATGTCGCCTTTACATCCTCGCGGAGCGTCACCGGAGCCGCGCCGGTATGTTGGACCGGTAGTCCAAGGTACTGCGTAACCGATCCCGGCTCGTAACCGGAGCGAATGAGGATACCGGCCGCGTTGGCGGCGTCGGGCACATCGAGGCTGGCGCTACTGGTCGCCGCGGATGGATGGATCAATCCCTCGTCCTCTGGAGCGGCTTGGAGCCCGGCGATGCGCTTGGCCTCGGCACGATCCGCGATGCCCGCCTTGTAGAGGCGCTCGGCCCGCTCGGATTCCGCTTGGAGATCGTCGGCCAGCGCTCGGACGCCCGACACGTCGAATTCGACGACGTCGCCTTCTTGCGTTTCGAGGAAGTCAGGGAGCAGGGAGAGCGTCAGGCTATCGGCGATCGCGCGGAGGAGCGGGATCATCCCGTCCTCCCATGCGGCTTGCTGGGCCCGCTCGTAGTTGCTGTAGGTCGAGCGATCGAGCCCGGAGCCGAGGCCGAGGACCATTGGATTGAGGCCGAGCGTCGAGCAAATGCGCTCCTCCGGCACACGGCGCACGGAATCCAGCGCTAGCTCGGATGGCGTCAGGCTCACCTTGTCCATCTTGTACGGGCCGGACATGACGACGATGCCACCGGCGTTGTCGCCCGTGAGGTCGTCGTGGAGCTGGCGCTTGACCTGGCGCAGATCGTCGATGGACATATCGACCACGTCGCTTTTGGCGTCGGGTCCGACGATGAGACTCGGCATCGCGCCGTTGGATAGGAGACCGTACGCCGCGGAGCTCGCGACGTTGTCGGAGGCGATCTCGCGGAGCACGGATTGCACAGGTGCTCGACCGAGGCGGAAATCGGTAGGTTCGCGACCGTACCGGATATGGATTATGTCCTCGAGCGCGACGTCGAACGTCCGTCCATCCGTCGTGTAGACGTAATGCGTCAGCGGATTGGTGCCATTGCCGACCGGTCGGACCATATCCTGCGGGAGATACTGGAGCGCTACGGGCTGGCCCGTCCTCGATCCACGGACCTTGCGGACGTACGCATTGCCAAACAGCTTGTAGTCCTGGACGACGAGGCCCCAGAAGACGGAGCCCGTGAGGCTATCGCCCGGAGACTTGATCAATGCGAGGATCGGGTGATCCTCTACGGGCTCACTCTGATGGGCATCGACCGATCGCATGACACGCGGGATGGCCTGCGGCCAGTTGCGGACATACCAGTCGATCGCGGTCGCAACGACGCTGTTGAGACCGAGATCACCGGCGACCTTGGCCCAGTCGCGGTTGCTGTTTGGGAGCGATCGGCGAAGCATCGAGACCAGCTGGCCAGACCCGTATCCCGTCAAGTAGAGATCACGTGACTGGCCGAGCGGCAATGGTAGCGATGCGGTCGGATTAGCCGCGGCCTTGCGCCCTAGGAGGCGATCGATGATGCCCATGCCTTGAGTATCCCACAAACCAAAGAGCCTCGGCTATTGCCGAGGCCCTCCTGGTGAAGCACACAAGCGACGGTTGAACTCGTCCGTCGATGCATTGTACCAAACGTCCGTCAGAAAGTGCGGTCGTGCCAGGCATCGAAACAACCGGCCGAGCAAAACCATTTGCGGTTGCATCGCTTGGCCTCGGCCACCCAGTCCACCACGCGGTAAAGAGCGATCCCGCAACCGCGGCAGGTCTGGTGCGTGTCGGTGCATTGCGCGAGACGGTCCTCGTCGCTCGATGCACGATCCGCCATCTCGCTGGCCTTGTGCGCCCGGTAGCAGTCCATGCACCAGATCGAGCGGTGATCCGCCGGTCGTTGTCCGCAGACCTTGCAAGCCCTCATACAGCCGCCAGCGCTCGGCGCATCGATGTCAGAGCGAAAGCGTAGGCCGTCGCATCGACGACGTCGTCGTGATCGCCAACCGGGAATGTCAACATCTCCTCCTCGTACCACGCTGGGAGCTTGGCCGAATGCACGACCATGCCCTGCTCGTACCGCGCCTCGAGCGGCAGAAACCGCGTGACCTTGTCCTTGTCGGGACGAATACCGCGGACCGGGAGCCGCGTTGTCCGCAGTAGCCCCTGCACGACCGCGGCCTGGTATTGGACCTGCTCGATGCCGATCAGCGTTGGCGACCACTTCGCCGCCATGTCGCGGACGAAACGGAGGACGCCGTCGAACGGGGCGCGAATCCGCGCGGCGTCGCGAACGTAAATGGTGCCATCCTCTCCACGAGACATCACGACGGCCGCGGTCCAGTCGGCCTCGGACTTGGTCGATATCGCTAGGTCCACACCGATCGTGCATGGGAGACCGTCTGGCGCTTCGCCATGCCGGAGCCATTCCCGGCGAATCCGCGCACCGGCGAGGTCGACGAATTCCGCAAGGTACTCCTGGCGGTAGGCGATGCTTGGCATCGAGAGCCGCGCGGCCTCGACCTCGCTCGGGTCTATCCACGGGTTTGCGGTCGTCGGCATCTGCCATGCCATCCAGTCTGGCTCTTCCTTGTGCCTCCCAAAGAGAGTCGCGAAGTAGTTGCGTCCTTTTGGGGTCGATAGGAAGTAGGCATCGCCGAGCCAGTCCGTGAGCGTTGGACGGATCGCCTCGGTCCACGCCTTCTCAAGGTGCCGCGCCATCGCGGCTTCGTCGATGATGACCCTCTGGTAACGTCGACCGCGAGCGACCGTGCTTGGGTCGTCGAGCGTCCAGTAGTCGATCGCCGATCCGTTGATCAGCTCGATGCGCCTGGAGTGTACGGACCGCACCGTGACCGGAGCATAGATGCGCCGATGATCGTAATACGCCTCCTCCAGTAGACGGTATGTCGGCGCAAACCATCCAACCGACTTGCCGTGCCGGAGTGTAGGGTCTGCGACCAGGTTGCCACCTAGCACGGTCTTGCCAAACCTACGGCCGCAGGCGACCACGTTGTAACGCTTGGCCTCGTTGAGGATGCGTTGTTGTGCGTCGTGCGGCCGAGGCAGGACCAGCTTGATGTCAGGCATCGAGCTCTGGCGCGTCCTGGGCGTACTCGACGATGACGCGGACCGCGCCTCCAGAGTCGCCCGTCGTCTCCGTCCGTTGTGCCCAGTCGACCTTGCGCTTGCGCTCGAGCCACCATGCCGCGGCCGTCCATGTCGTCTGCGCTGTGCTCTGGATAATGGACACCATCCGCATCTCTGCGTCGGCCTCGGCTTTTTCTACGAGTTCCCGAAAATCGGGATATCGCTCGATCCAGTCCGCAAGCGTGGACTCGCTGATGCCTGCGTAGATGCACGATGCGCGGCGCGTGTTGCCGCCGGCGAGTGCGAACGCGAGTCGCTCATCACGCTCCTTGGAACGCTTGCTTGGCCTTGCCATTGTATGCCTCCTGCCTCCGTTTTTGCGCTCGTCGATCGACGTAGCGGAAAAACCAATACCACTCCTGCGGACATCCGAGATGGACATCGACGATGCCATTGTCGATCCACATTATCGGTCGCCATCCGATCGGTATTTGTTGCTTGAGATCGACGAAAACGAGTCCGATATCCATACCGTATCGCTCATCCCGGCGCTCATTGTGAATCGGCGTGTCTGTTGCCGGCCTGATGCATACCAGCGCCTTGCCGTCGAGATCGAGCAGATCATTAGCCCGTCGATTGGCCCAGACCCACCTTGCGGAGTAATTGCGGATGCGCTCGAGCCGCTCTGGATCGTTGTGCGGGTATACCTGGTATTGCTTGTTGCGCTCGATGATCGCCTCGCGTTCGCCAGGCACGGTGTAGTAGTCGTTGAGCTTGCGTATCCGGTCCCATCGACGTTTGCATTCCCTGCACGTTCGCATGGTGCTGACGCCCGTTTTTGCGCCCTTTTTCGCCCATTCGTACTCGGATCGCGGCTTGCATACCTTGCATATCTTGCATTGCCGTATCGACCATTGCGCGACAGGTCGTCCATTGCTCATGATGCGACGGCCTCCGGCTCGTTATACGCCTCCCAGATGTCGTCCCTGGACAAGAGCGCATCGAGTATCCAGAGCGCTCCTCCGCAATTGACGTCCTCTCGGAACAGGTCGGTGCCATCGCCCATCACCACGTGCTCTCCCATCTCGTCATGCCATTGCATCCAGATGCGGTTGCCAGGAGTCCAGTATTTGACCCGCACCGCGGTGCCGTACGCCAGCTCGTCGTATGCCTGCTTGCCTGTCACTTGGAGTACTCCTTGCGGTAGACGGCCAGCATCCGCGCCGCGGCCGAGCTGGTGCTCTTGCTCTCGAGCTTGATGGTCTCGCGTCGCGCCGCGGCTTTGGCGCGATCATCTGATCGCCGTGCCTTTGCCTCGTTGTCGCGGAGCATCTGGTCGATGGTGGCGTGTGCTTTGCCCTCCGTGCAATGGAGCAGGCAATTCATGATCACGGCATCGTACCCGGCGTCGCCCGTCGCGGGGAAACGCGATAGCCAGGACGGAGTATCCTCCGGCATTGGAGCCTCTGGCATCCCGAGCAGGCCGTCGGATGCTTTCGCGGCCAGCTCCTTGTAGTCGCGCGGAGCCTCGACGATGCGGCGTTGCTGGGCGGACTCACCGGTGAGTATCACGGTCTCGGCCATCATCCCGAGCCGCTCGGCCTCGGCCTCGACCTCGTGGTACTTGGGCCGAAACCGTTGGTCCCTGATCCATCGCAGGAGATTTTGCGCGCCGTTGATCCAGTAGATGCGATCGCCCGGCTTGTATCCGAGCTCGTAATGCGCGATGCGAAGCCCGGTATATCCGTGGCGCTTGATCTTACGCATGATCTCGTCGATGGAGTCCATGTCGAGCTCGTCGAGCGGTGCGCCTGGGTGCCTCGCCATCTCCGACACGAGCAGGGTCCGATACTCGACGAACGCGTGTCTGATCCACATCGCCTCGTCGTTTGTCATCTGTGTCATTGCATCATCCTCCGTTGATTGTTGAGCGACCGGATGCGTCGCTCCTCCTCGCGATCCGCGGCTCCGAAATAGTCCTCCGCGGCCTCCCGCGCTTCGCGGGCTCGGCGCTCCGGTGCCGACTCTGGGCGACCGGTTTCCGCGCCTCGCGCACGCGGTCTATATCTACTACCAAGGGTATCTAATACACTTGGTTCCATAACCTGTTCCTCTGATGGTTCTGTGTACCGTTTTTGGTACTGCTTCTTGTCCGTTTTTGGCACTGCTTCGATGACAAAATCGGGACTGCTCCGTTTTTGGGACTGCTCCAATTTTGGTACCGCTTCGACGTCGACCGATAAGGCCCAAACACGGACGCTGTTGGTCGTCCCAACGCGTCGTCCCGTGTCCTCGATCAGCCCAGCGCTGGCGAGATTGGCCAGGACGACCATGACCGTCTTGCGGTTGAGCTCCGTGTCACGGCAGATGGTCTCGATCGACGGATAGGCCTCGCCCGATTCGCCTGCATAATTGGCAAGCGCCATCAGCACGGACTTCCGCGACGCGGAGCCGGTGACGACCTTGCGGGCCCAGTTCATTGCTTGGATGCTCATGGGGTCGTATACTGGGTTGTTTCCGGTTCGTTCAAATAGGTTTTCCTTTCCGATTGGGCCCAGGCGATTTGCCTGGGCCCAATTGCTTGTTAGGCGAACGGATCGGCGATCTCCTCCGTGTCGGCCTCGGGCTCGTCGTCCGTGTCCGAGCAAGCCGCGCCCTCGTCCTGCATCACATCTATCGCGCGGTACCAGCTGGCTGGATCGTCGCCGTCGAAGCTCTGATCATCCAGCGCCAGGAGCGTCTTCGCCGCGTCGAGCATCCGCGACTTGGACGGCTTGCCGGATGGCCCGGATACCGTAATCCCATGGTCTTCCGCGGCGCTCGCAAAGTCCTGCATTGCGATCCGCAGAGCCCTCTCGCGCACCTTTGCGTCCGATTCGCGTTCCTCGTCGTGATGCTGGCGCGGAGCCTCTATCGCAGGAATGGCATTTTGAGGCACTTCTACGGCCCGTACACGGGCGATAGGCACATTGGTGGATATCGGCTCCATGTTGGCCGCTTCCTCCGGCGTATAGAGCCCGTTGGTCGCACCGGGCAAAACGGAGCGGACGCCCTCGCTGACGCACCGGGCATGGAGCATCTGGCGCGGGTACTGCGACCAGACATCCTTGCCCGTGAGCTTTGCCGCGCGGGCTTGCTCGATCGTCCAACGGACCGTGACCGAGCCTCCCTGGGGATGGGAGAAGGTCGCCTCCGCGGCCTTGTCGTCGCGCTGGACCCACTCGACCTTGCCGCCCATGCGGAGAAACTCGCCAAGCATCGCGTCTGCCCGCATCACGGGCCGTCCCTGGACAACGTGGTACCGCTCGATCGCGGTCATGGGATCGAGACCCTTGCTCCTGCACAGGAGCATCATCGCGGCCGCGCTCTCGCGCGTCTTGAACATTGGGAAGAGCCCGCTCTTGACGACCACGTCGGCCATCGTCATCACGTCCGCAACGGACGCCATCGCAACCAGATCGCTCATATTGTCTCCTTGCCAGCCTCGCTGGTGGTATAGTGTACTACACCATGCACGACAATACAACCACACCACTGCAACGCGGAGACCTTAGCCGAGGGCGCGGCGACGCCGTGACATCCATACGACTGAGCTTGGAGGAGCGCATCGAGCTTGACCGCTTGCGCTCGGATACGGGCAAGAGCAAGACGCAGATCATCGCCGAGGCGATCGCTCTGTATCGCGCTCATCTGGACCGCAACCGAGACCAATGAGACGCCGATCGACGATGGTCCGCAGGATGTCCACCAACGACATCGCGGATGCCATCGTCCGCATATCGAGCGAGATCGTCGCGGAGCTATCCGCTGGCGGTAGGCCGTTCCCGATTATCCTCGAGCTGGTCTCGGACCCGTCGCAGATGGGCTGTATCCACCCCGAAGCGATGCTCCGTCTCGATGACGGCACTTATGGCATCCCTGACGCTACGGACGATGGTTATCGAGCCCTCGTCGAGGAGCGCTTTCTGAGCTGGACGGACCCGGCCTCCTGGGCGCTTGACCTCGATACCGAGCCATAGCGTCCCCCAGCGCTGGGAGGTCACCATTACGTCAGGCGCGCCAGGAGTGTTGCCCTGCCATCCGATCGCTGGTGTGTGCATCCCGCATCGCTTGCACGGCACCATGCGCCTGGTCCGGCCGATCTCGATCACGGTGTAACCAAACATCCCGAGGATCGACACGATCGACTGCTGTATGGATGACTCGGTCTCGGTGCCCATGACGGCATCATAACGCAACAACGCCCCAGCATAGGCCTCGCTGGGGCGTTGTCGTATCCACAAGGTGACGTGGCGACGTCAATCTACGGCATCGACGTCTTGCTCCGCAAGTCGAACCGCGAACAAAATGAAACGGGCATCAGCCTCCGAGGTCAAGGCGTAGGGGTTGCGAATCAACCTCAGGAATGCCACCATCGCCCGGCTCGATACGTCCGTCGGAAGTTGCGCCATGTCGCCCAGCGTCACGGTCTCGAGCACGAGCTCGACGGCGTCTGGCATCCGTGGCCCGATCTCGGGCTCGGGCGAATTCGCTTGCGATCTCTCGTTGCCAGATCGCGTGGAATTCGGCCTCGTCCTCGTCCGTCCAATCAGGCGGAGGAGCGCATCGCTTGTAGCGCTCGTAGCGTTGTGTAGCCGTATCCAAGCAGTCATAGTATCTCCTCCGTCTCGCGGTCGATCCGGTCCTGGTACCGGCACACGACGTCGATCAACCAAGCAAACAGCAGGACCATGCTGGCGCTCAGGACGAGCGCCAGCACGACGACGATGATCATTGCGTGTACCTCCACGATGCGTAATGGTCGAGGTCGCGGTAATGGGTCGGATCGGCGTTGGCGTAGTGCCAGGTCTCGGTCATGATGTCCGCGAATGCGAACAGCGTGTCGGCGCGGAACGGACCGAGGACGAACATCGCATTCGGCTTGCCGTGGCGACCGAGATGCCACCATTCGTCCGTCTCGTCGTTGACGTGCAAGGCGATCTGGCGACCGTCGCGCTCGACGACGCACTCCTCCGGGTTTTCGATGTGGATCACCTTCCAGAGCCGGTTTCCGTCCTGGCGGAGCTCGATTGCCATCGCGTTGAGCGTCGGGCGAATCCAGCCGCCATATTGGCGCTTGATGGCAGGCTTGACGGCACCGGCCTCCCAATGCCGCTCCTGATCCTCCTGCAAGCGGTAGCTATCCATGAGGTCGTCGAATTCGGTCATTGGGTCATCCCTCCCTCCGCGCGAATGATCGCGGCGCGTTGCTCGGCCTCGAGCTCCCGGCGTTCGGCAAATCCCTGCAATGCCCACCATCCAAAGGCCATCCCGAGCAGGATAATCGAGATGACGTCGATCGGCCTCTCGCCGACCGGCTTCCGCGTGATACGATTTCTTTGCATCATATTTCTCCTACAAGGCCCGGCTGGTTGTCCAGCCGGGCCGTCTTTTTGTCAGGCTTCCAAGGCCCATGCGATTCCTCGCACCGCGAACCGCAAGAGCTCGGACGCTTCGCCGAATTGAGCAGGTTGCGAAACGTGAATACCTTGCTCGTAGGATGCCATGATCTCCGAGATTTGATCCCAGTAGATTTCGAGAATGTTGACGATCTCGACCTTGGGTGTTCCAGGCGCAACCATCATACGAGCGGCGTGGTTGTTGGTGAAACGAGTCGGGACGAACCATCGCTCATCGCATCCGAGCTTGTAGACCTCGATCGTACCCTTGCGCCAATCGATCTCGACGAACGTCCTGTAGGTCGATTCCTCTTGGGTCTGCCATCCATCCCGGCTCCACTTGATCGCGGGCATCGCTGGCAAATTTCCCGCCATAATCGTTTGCATCTTGGTTCTCCTTGGTTCCGTTTCGCCCTCTGGGCTCATCAGCACCGGCCTACCGGTGGACGGAGGCCCGGTTGTCCGGGCCTTGGGTTATTCAGCAAATGGGTCTGAGAAATCTTCGTCGTCTACGGCGGGCACCACGATGGCTTGAGGCTTGATCTCCCACGCGTCGATCATCGCGGAAACCTGATCCCAAGATTGACCGGGAACGGCCTCGCGAATCGAATTAAAAAGTTCCTCGGACCGCGCACTAAGTGCCTCCTCCAGATACTCGTCGTATCCGTAGGTGTCCCGCTTGCGATAGGCTTGTTGCAGTTTGCGATCCACCGCCTTGTACTCGTGGATCATCGTCGCCAATTGATTTATCGTCGTCGTTTGCATCTTGTTTCTCCTATCGGTAATCCCGATGCACTAGTGTACTACACTTCTCACGATTTGCACCAATCAGGCCAAAATCTTGTGCAGTTTTTTGCAGGCGCTTGCGACCCGTTGCTCGATGCGTTGCCTCGTGACGCCATAGGTCATTGCGATCGACTGGAGTGTCTCTGGGGTCCGGCCGTCCAGGCCAAAGTGCCTGATCAGGATGGACCTTGCATCGCCATCCAATTGCATCAGAGCCTCGTGCAGGTCGTCGTGCTCGTGTAGGCGCTGGGAGATATCCTCCGCGGATTCCGTGAGCGCTTGCGCGATCGATGTATCCTCGGGATCATCGAGGCTCTTGGGCTCAAGCCGCATCGTGCGCCTAGCGAGGGCGATCGTCTCCGCATCGAGGCCCGTGTACGTCTCCATGTCGGCCATGCTTGGCGGTGTGCCGTTGGCCTGACAAAGTGTCGCCCAAGCCCTGCGGACCTTGTGCGTCTTGTACACCATGTACTCCGGTACCCTGATCGTCTCCTGATGCGAGGAGACGTAACGCCTCGCGCATTGACGGCACCAATACATAGCGTACGTGGCAAATTTGAGCCCGCGGTCGGGATCGAATCCCTCGACCGCGCGAATCAGCCCGCGGATCGCCGCGGCGAGCGCATCGTCGATGTGCTCCGGCCTGGCGTAGGTCATGGCGACGTGCTTGGCGAGCCCGAGGTTGCGCCACACGAGCATATCCAGGCACTCCTGCCGCTCTATCCCGGCATGATAGGCGCGGGCAAGCAGTTGTTCCTCATCCTGCGTTAGGAGGCGATGCTTGTCCGACCGGAGGCGACGCAATGTGCCGCGCACCATTGCGCCCGTGATCATGCCCTACCAGTTGATCCTGACAAACCCACCGCCAGCGCCGAGCTCCGACCACGTGCGTACCTTGCGATAGACGCCATCGCCATCGCGATTGACGCCCGCGTCGATATCGGGTCCGGTATTGCCCTCGACCGTCACCACGCCCCAAAGCTTCGCGTATTCAACGACGATCCCGATATGGGCGATGCGCTGTTTCGCGGCGAAATAAAAACACGCCAGGTCGCCGATGCGAGGCAGGATCGTACCGGCCTCCGCGGTCGCGACAGGCACCCAGTAGCCGTTGGACTTGGCCCAATTGCTATAGTCGGGAGTCCAGCCAGAATCCGGGAATCCCGGCGGTATCTGGGTGCCGAGCATCGCCGCGGCCCGCTCCAAGCGAAACCTCACGAACGCCGCGCACCAAGGCGATCCGGGCGGGATGCCGACCGCGGCTTGGTATGTCTCCACCCAGCGCCCGCGGTTCTCGCCTTCCTCGACCACGCCAACATTGGTCAAGGCTTGCGCCGCGGCGTTGGTTGCAATGGGTCTTTTAGTTTCCATCTAGTCCCTCAAAATGCAAAGATATGCTCCATCCGACCATTGCGGAGGAGCACGTACGATCGGCTTTGGGCCGGGTTGGTCCGCGGTGCCTCCTGCAGATACGCGAGCTTGCGCGGGTCGTGCATCCCGCCCATGCACACGACCTGATGTCGACCGCTCCAGGATAGACCATGCGTCGCGTGGTGTTGGTGGCCCATGACGACGCTACACTCCCATTTGGCCGCGAGGCGCTGGCCGATCCCGAGCGGGTTAGCCCCACTATAATTCGCACCGTGCGTCGCTCGAATTTCCCGATCGCCCGATCTAATCAATGCTTGCTCATACATCGACCAGAGCACGTTCTCATCCGTCCGAAAGAGCCGCGCGAGTAGCCATTCGGTGTCGGCCTGCCCTCTAAAGTGCTTGATAAACCATGCGTCGTGGTTGCCCATGAGCACCGTGCCTGGACCGATGTACTCGACGAGCTGGTCGATGATCGCTTTGGCGATGTCCGCATCGTCCTGCCAGCGGCGCTGGTAGGTCATGTTGAGGCCGCGCTTGCTCCATTGGTTGCCGTCCATCATGTCGCCGACCACGAGCCATTGTTTGATGCCCAGCGCTCGGGCGCGATCCATCGCGTCCTCGATCAGCTCCGCATCGTGATACGGAATGTGCAGGTCGGACATGATGAGCATATCTCCCTCGAGCTGGGGTATCTGATCCGCCAGCGGGACGTTGCTCCTCGCGATCTCGGGCTCCAGCGGAGGCAGGATGGCATCATCGCTGTTGTACAGGAGGAGGGATCGCATCCATCGCATGGCCGTACCAAACGGCACCTCGGATAGATAATCCCGGCAGATGCCTCGGACGGACTTACCATCGCGATGCGCCTGGACGAGGCGTTGTTGCTCCTCGGCCGATAGGTTGTTGTCAAGCGTGTCCTGGTCGCAATAGTCCGGCATCTCCGCACCTCCGTCCGCTACGAGTACGTGCGGCCACCATCCGTCGATCTGACAACGGTGATGCCATTGGTCGTGTGGCTGTAGATGATGTACATATCGTCGAGGCGCTCGTAGATGTCGATCGATGCATCGGCGACGCTACCTGTGACGAGCGTCGTAACACCAAGGATCGTGCTACCGTTGGCATCGAGTATCTTGCCTTCGATGTTGCCACCGCTCGTGCGCCAGATGTAGTACTCCATGCCCATATCGTCCACGGCGAATGCGGGCTGGTTGCCGCTTGCATTGATGACTGTGCTCACCCAAGTCGCTCCCTCATCAGACGAGTAATACCGCGTCAGACCCCCAGCGCTGGCATGGACGAAGAGCACGATGCCAAGCTCGGGATCGGCGTACAGACAACGTAGGTGTAGGTCGGCGGCTCCCGTGATCGACGTGACGGTCTGCGTATACGACGATGCAAGCGGACTCGCGGCCCGCCACAGGCTCACGGTGCCGCTGGATATGGTGGCGTAATAGTGCTGGAGGAGCACATTGCGGTCAGCGCTGACAAACCCGGATGACGCGATCGTCAGCTTAAAAACGGCCCGCTGTTGCTTGTTGGTGTAGAGCGGGTCGGGATCGCCGGTGTCCAGCGTGTTGCAGACCGTGTTGTGATTTGCTTGGCCGAGACCCGCCGGGAGGCCAGTAAAATACTCGCCGATCGTGTTGCTCGTACCCGATCCGCGGCTTGCGCTTGTCGAGTCCAAGCGCAGAGTCACGGTCTGGAGCGTGTACGGGTTGTAGTCCGTCCCCAGCACGAGTCCATGAGCCCGGCCTCGAGCATAATTGACCGCGAGTAGCGACAAATACTGAGAGCCCGAGTCCTCGACCTCGAACGCGTCGAACGCATCCGGCACAAAATCGCCGTTGATCTTGCGGTACATCGTCTGCGCGTAGACCTGCACGTCCGCGCCGCCAGCGGACTGGTCCGTGCCCATCCACAATTTGTCGCCTTGACCGCGTCGCCTGGTCAATCCTCCGAGCCAGATCGCGTGGCCGTTGACGCTGTTGGCGTAGCCGTTCTTGATGTACGAGGGAGAGCTGTTCGTGGTGCTGGCGGTCGCCGTGTATCCCTGATGCCGCACGACGGTGCCGTCGGACGCGTTGATCGCGTTGACCAAGTCCGTGATGGTCGAGATCGTATTGGTGGCCGGGCTGGTCTCCCAGACGGCCCAGCCCTCCTCCGTCTGCGTGTTGCCCTCGGTATCGCCTTGGTACAGACGGTTTGTCGTCCAGGTGTTGCCGCCAAATCCCGTCTTTTGAAGCTTGGTCCAGGTCCGTGTAGGCGTCCAGTTGCCTGTGCACCACGCGGCCGCACCGCTGGACGAGCTCAGATGTATGTCGCCCATCTCCAAGCTGGTGCCAGTGAGGGCGATCTGCGTGGCCCTGGTGATCCCCCAGTAGTCGCCATCGAGGAGCTGGCCGGCATTGGTCGGGTCGGACGGATTGAGCCGCGGATATGGGCTATCGGTCTCGTCTATCGAGCTCGTCTTATTGTGCGGACTGCACAGGTCGAGGTAGTAGTAGCCAAACGTACCGCCGGTGACCGAGACCGTCCAGCTCTTGACCACGCTCGATGGTTGCGTCGTGATCGATATCGTCGCGCTCTGGGTCGTGCCAGCCGTGACGCGGAGCTGGACGCGCAAATACCTATAGGAGTTGAGCCCAACGCCCTCGCTGGCAAAGGTCCGCGTCGCCGTCGTCGTCCCGGTGCTGATCGCCTTGGTCTGGGATTGCTGGACCGATGCGCCGGCGAAATGCCAGCCACGCAAATACATCGTCGTGTTGGCCGTATCATCGCCGAGGCTGGATAGACTCGAGGACGAGACGTCGGCGTAGACCCATGCAGGCACGGTATTCGCCGAGGCCGAATTCGTCGATGTCGTGCCGTATGCGGGGTCGACGAAGCTGGACGAGATCGAGTATTTTTGAAACGTATCGGAAGCATCGAAAGAGCCCGATACCGCCGTCACGTCACGGTAGCCGGTTGCGCCATCGAAGCCCGTGATGCGGCAGGTGAGAGAGTCTGGATAGCTCTGGTTGAATGCGAGGATGCGCCCGCGGACCGTCACGTCTCGCTTGTAGGTTACCGAGGTGTTGACCGTGGCGTAGCTGTTGACGCCGTAATACGGTGCACCGATCCCATGCCCGGTTACGATGCTCTGGGTGGCCGTGCAGGATTGACCATTGCCGGTGTGGCTGTAGGTTGGGATGGACCCGCTCATGCCGAGGCTGTTCATCGCCTGATTGCTGACCGTGAACGTCTTGGCCGTCGTCGTGTTGCTGTAATAGGTCCAGTTGACGTCGAGCTTGTGGTTGAGGTTGGACGCGGTGCCAACGCTACCGGTCGCCGTGACCGCGGTCCCGTTTGCCGTGATCTTGGCGAGTGCCGTCACTCCCGTCTCGGCCCGCTCGTACATGGTGTAGGTAGTGTCGGGATACGCCGTCCCGGCCACGCCCATCGCGGATTGCGTGATATCCCACTTGATCGTCGTGTAGTCGATCGATGCATCCCATTGGACCGTGCAGGCACCGACGTTGACGCTGATTCCGGTCGCGGCTTGAGCCGCGGTGCCGGTACCGGATGCCAACGTGACATTCGTCGTTGTGGTCGCCCCGAATCCGTTGTTGACCGTGATGGCCGCGATGATCGTGTACGTCCAGCTCGTCGTCCCGAAACCTGAGGTCGATGCGGTCCAGCTCGTGTCGCAGGTTCCGCTCTGCTGGTTGCTCGCGAACGTAATCGGGCTCGGAAAGTATTGCTCGAGGATGTCCGGCGTAGGAACGTCGCCCGGAAAAACGTGGACGCGGAGGTCGAAGGAACAAAGCGCGGTGAACGTCGAAAGCCTGGTCCGATCGATGTACGTCGCCATCAGACGGCCTTGTACAACCCGCGGTATGTGCAGGAGCGGACATGGAAATCGTCCGAGGACGTGGACTCGCGCACGAACGTGATCTGCGGGATAGCGATCACCTGATACGTGCCAAGGAGACCGGGATCAACGCCGACCGTGACCTCGGGCAGGCTGATCCCGACCGTGTCTCCAATCCAAACCACATTGGTATGCTGGGTGCCGTTGAACAGGTAGATGCGCCCGTAGACGGTTGGATTGATCGCCGCGCCACCGGACGTTGCCGAGAGCTGGAACAAGCCCGTGGCGGTCGCAACAACGTAGTAGGTCGTTGCGCTGGCAAACGCCCCAGCACTCCGCTCGATTGTGACCGTATCGCCGACAACGTACGTGTTGGTCCCCTCGAGCCACGGCGCATTGGCAGTCGTCGTACCGCTTGCCGTAGGCACGATCGCCACGCCTCCGGAGGTCGTGGCGAGACCAAATCCCGTGCTGGTGCGAGAGACAACATAGTAGGTCGTGCCAGCGATTAGGTTGCCGACCGTAGCCGCCAGGACGACGCGGACACCGTCCTCGTAATTGTTGGTAGCCGCGATCGTGCTGTTGCCGGACGTTATCGTGACCGCCGCGGGATCGCGCATCAGCGCCTTGACCGGAGCTGGTGAAAAGTAGGTAAGCAGGTCCGACTCCCATTCGACCAGATACCGTCCCGTGCCGATGCGGTTGTAGAGCGTAGATACGGCCTGATCAACCGCGGACTGGGAGACCAGGCTATCGGACGTCAGAAAATACTGGATCGGTCGGCCGCGCCAGTTGTCCGGCCTCGATGCGGGAGCCGTGGTCGGGTCTTGCGATGCCGTATCGATACTGTAGGAGGATAGGAACGTATTGGTCTTGGGGTCGAAACCAATGACCGCGATGTTGTTGGCCTCGGGCGACTCGTAATATCTCCGGAGGTTGCGTACCGTCTTTTGCGGAGCCTCGTACGGCAGATAGCCTCCCCAAGCCTGCGCGTCCGCGAACGACTGGTAGATCGTCATGCAGGACGTCGTGCCAACGGACGCTGGATCGCTGACCTGGTACTTGTAGCCGCCGGTCGGAGTCGTCGCCGAGGTCGGCCTCCAGCCGAAATACCAAGTCGAGAGGTACTCGTCGCGAAAGCCGTTGACGTACCCGCCAACGTAGTCGCCCCGCTTGGGCACCATCGAGTAGACGCCTCGGCTGATGTCCGCGCTCTGCGGGATCGCGAACGTCGAGCTGTGGTTGTATTGGACATAAGTCGTCGCGGAGTAACCAGCGACCGGAAACGTCTGCGTGAAAAACGACGAGATCGTCTGGCCGTCGTTGGGTACGGACTCCGGGAACATGGTGACGTCGATGTCGCCGTATCTATCGACGCCGCTGAACCGCAACGTCCCGTAGGTGTACGGGTCTTCGCCGGGCTCGTACACCAGCTCGGGAGGGCTTAGCGTCCCGCGGAACAAGTCCACCCATTGAGCGCCCGTCTTTGGCGATTCGATTTGTATGGCAATCGGACGGTCGCCGGTATTGACGAGCTTGGGTACGGATAAATCGATCAGCCGTTTGACGCGGGTCGTCATGTCCAGCGTCGTGCGTCCGTCGTCTCCCACCGATAGAGACATCGCCTCGATGGCCGTAGTGATGTCGATCGTGCCGTCATACGTGTTCGTGCCTGGCGGGTCGCTGTACGCATCCGCACAGTACACGCCAGCGTTGGTGCCTCCGCTTGCGCCAGACCACGCGACCTTGATACGGACATCCTTGTCCGTGCCGTTGGCCACAAACGCGGCGTAGGTGCCATCCTTGACGACGCTGGTCGTGATGGTCGGATTGGTCGCGCCCTGGCCGAATAGGTCGTAATAGGTCTGGTAAGTCGGAGTACCCCATTCGCCGGAGCTCGGAGCGAAACGGAGGGTCTTTTTGGCACCGATGATCGATCCGCTCTGCTCGAAATAGCACCGAGCCGATTGGATCGCGATCTTGCCGCTCGGGACAACGAAGGAAAAAGTACCGGCTGGAGTAATCGGATTTGCCGCGGGATCGTTTGGGTAGGCCAGTCCCTGGAATGTATGGGAGAAACAGGTTCCGTTGTCGGTCCACACCAGCAATTCGCGGGTCCGAAACGGGATGATCATCACGTTGACCCATTTTTTTGCCGGGTTGAATATCGACGTGTAAGCCCGAGCAGAGCTGAAATTCGATCCGCTCCGGTCGTACGTGGCCTCAAGGTTGCCATTTTTGAAAATGGATATGGACCCGTTCGCGCGGAATTTCACCTCGACCGAGAAATTATCCGGTGCCGATCCGGAGGCTCCGTAATTGAAACGGGCCGATAGGATAATCCCATCGCCGGAATCCTGCGGCTGGTTGCGGTAATACCGAAACCACATTGGGCAATTGCGAGGCAAAGCCGTCGTCAAATTGATCGCATCGCTATTGGCCGAATTAAGCCTGATCGCGGTATCGGATGTATTGGTGCCGACGTGGAAACCGCTCCAGGAGCCGATGCTTGTGCCGGTCCAATCGGAGTACGCATGGCGGGCATAATTGCCAGAGAACGTCGTTGGCCAGGCGCTCGTCACGGGCAATGGTGCCAGCATCGCGGTCGACGTGCACGGGTCTATCCAGACGTTCGTCGCCGTGATGTTGGGACGGTAATCCCATGTCGTTCCATCCGCGCCAACCGCAAGACGGCCTTTGACCGGGCGCGGCTCGGGTACATCGATCAGGACACGTACACGCCTCGACATCAGCGCACCGGGACCGATCGCCCGCCGTTGACAGCAAATCCCATGTTGTTTTGGATCATTTGCTTGATGCCGCGGGTCACCATGCTATCTCCGCTGACCGGTCGCGCCTTGTTGAGCTCCGTCCGGACGCGCATCCCTGAGGAGGCCAGCTCAGCGCCGGTGATGCCCAGCGCCGCGAGACGCCCCCCGCCAATAGTCTGGTTTCGAAGGTCGAGCAGGTCAGCGGACTTTTTCGTGTTGTTGCTGATGCGCTGGAGGTGATGCTCCACGGTCGCCTTGTGCTTTTTGGTCTTGGAGTCCTCTGGCAATTCGCCACCGCCGCCTTTTGGGAGGAACGGCTTGCGTTTCATCGCCTCATCCACCGCGCTTGGCCCGCCGCCGCCAATCATTCCAAGCGCGTATCTATTGCCCAATCTGACGGATTCCTGCGCCATCTCGTATCCCAAATTTATTGGGCTGGTGCGACCTGCCATACGTCCCAAAGCGGCGATCTTTTCGCTCACGGAACCGGTAGCAATCGTTTTGAAGTCCTCGAGTATCTTCGCGGCCATTGTTGGAATAATCGATGCCATTGTCGCGATCGTCGCCATCAATGTGATAACGGCAACACGTGCATCCTTGAACGCGCCGGTAAATACGGTCAAAGGCCGCATCAAATCCTCGCCAAACAGCTTTGCGAAATTGCTCTCCGCGACGATCTTGATCATGTCTCCGAACGTAGTCAAAAACGGCTTGAGGCCATTATTGACCGCCATGCCCATCGACCTCTGGATTTGCTCAAAGCTGTCTGTGATCGAGGCTTGCATAGCCTCGGTCGTCGTCGTAGATGCCTTGTAAGCCGCGTCGAATTTGGTGTAGATGATCCTCTCGAAAGCCGTCATCGTCGCCTCGGCGCTGGAGAGCAGGGAGCCCTGCTTGTCGAATTTGATGCCCTCGGCCGCGAGGTCGCGCTTGCTGATGCCCATCTGCGCCATGACCTCGGACTCCGGCAACCGGCCGGATGCCATCTGGCCGAATGCGCGGGAGTACATCATCATGTGCTCCTGATCCGCGCCAAACGCCTGACCGAGTCGCGTCACCAACGGAAGGATGCGCTCGACGTTGAGCCCATATGCCGCCAGCATGACCGAGGCTTGCTCGAGCTGTTGGGTCGTAAACATGGACGGCCCGGCCTCGCGCTTGGCAAGCGCAAGGATCGACGCGGCGCGGGATGCCGAGCCGGTGAGTCCCTCCAGCCTCCTTTGCATGGACTCGAATTCGATCCCGGCTCCGCGGCTCTGCCAAGCGAATTTATAGGCCTCGAGCGTCAGGCCACCAAGCGCGGCCCCAAATCCAATGACGGCTATGGCGGCTCCACCGGCGAGACCAGCCGCCGCGCCGAGCGTGGTGCCCATGCGCGCGAACGTCGCGGAGACGCCGGAGTACACATCGACGAGACCCTTGCCGCCGATCTGGACCTCGTTGACCTGATCCTTGAGGACGGTCATGGCGGTCGCCGTGTCCTTGACCTCGGCCTTGGTACCCTTGAGCTCGGCCTTGACCTGGTCGCCACCAACAGCCGCCAGCTTGACGATGAGTTTTGCGATGGTCATAGCACACGTCCCGCCAATGATTTGATCAGCGCTTCCCAGCGCTGGTTCTCAAGCTTTTCCGCTTCGCGGCCAGCCCAGATGATGTCGTACGTTTCCGTGAGCGTCAGATCGAGCTCGGACGGATGTCGCCCCAGTCGGACGACGGAGTGATAGAGTAGTTCCCCCATCACTCCGACGAGTCGTTTTTTGCCTCGACTACTCCTGCATCCGTGTCGCCGCGCTGGAACGCTTGGAAGTGCTCGGTCATGATGTGAATGAAAACATCCCGGTGATTCCGAGCGAGGTCCGCGAACGATTTGGTCGGATTGACCTCCTCGTCCGTGTCGTCGAGGATATAGGTTTTGCCGAGCAAGATGACCTGATCGATCATCTCGTACGGCATCTCCGGATATGCGATCTTGAGTTGCTTTTTGAGCTCCCAATTCGGGAACATATCCGCGGCGCGAGGCTCGGAAAAGCGCACGACTTCGTTGGTCCCGGTCCATGCCGAGATGTCCACCTCGAGGACGGGCCGTCGCTCTCGCTTCAGCCCGTCCAATGTTTTGAGTCCCATGGAGGGATTCTAACCTATTACGAGGTAACCGCGGTGAAGCCGAAGGCTCCGAGGGCGATGGTGACGTTTTCGGTCGAGACTTCGCCAGGCGTGGTGGCTATTGCGACGTCCGTCACCAGCCCGTTGTAGGTGATCTTGTTGCCACCAACGGCACCGGCTCCGTCGAGGTCAAGCTCGACCTTGGCAAGGTAGCCGACCTTGGGTTGGAACACGGGTCCGTTGGTCTTGTCGATGTATACCTCCATCTCCAACGAGCCCGTCTTGCGGGTACCGAGCGTCGCAACGGTCGTCGAGCAGAGTGTCGAGATATCGATGGTCGAGCTTTGGACCGTGGCGCGGACCGACTTGGCCTGGCACTCGTAGGCCGTAGTCGGAGCGGCCGGAGTCGGCGATGCACCGAGCTGGGCGTCGGTCCCAAACGAGACCTTGAGCGTGGCGTCGGAGGCGATGAGAGGGACTGGCATGATGTTACTCCGTGGTCGTGATCGTATACGTCGCGGTGACGGCTACGTCCGTCCGACCGCCATTGTTGAGGTCAACCGATTGCTCGAGCGTTTCGCGCTGGCACCAGATCGGAGGCGTCGTCGTCGTGACCTTGACTCGGTCCAGCAACGTGTCGATGCGCGCCATGATCGTTTGCGCCCTCGCAAGCGAGAGACTCCCACTCTGAGTATCCCACACGGTGACCCTATAGGTGGAGCGGACCATGTCACGGGCACCGCAGAGGACGTGATCGGACTCCTGGCCCGTCGGCGCAAACACCACGAACGGAGTCATTGGCTGTTTGCCGGATATCTGATCGATCTCCGGTGCCAGGAGCGAGTAGATGCCACGCTGGTATCCAGCGGGCAGGTTGTCTGGCGCAAGTAGGTCGGACAATGTGGAGTCGGCCTTGAGCGTGGAGTATATCCACGCGTCGATGGTTGCAAGCTCGATCGCCATATCAGTCCCCTAGTATCGCCTTGAGCGCGGCCACGAGCGTCGGCTTGACGGCGTCCAGCGCTGGGCCCATAAACGGTCGCGCCGCGGCCCGCTTGGTGCCGATCTCCAATCCGATCGCGTACTTGGCACCAGCGCTGACCTCGTACTCGGAGTCGCTTGTGCGCCGATGCGTGATGCTGTTGGCGAGACGTCCGCGATCCGAGTTTGGTGGATGGCCAGGCTCCGAGGACCAATGGTATCGGCTCCTACCTCGCTTATATTTGCGGTACTGGGTGCTCCGCGTGAGTATCGATTGTTTGGCGATCGCCTCGACATTGCCAGCGGCGTTTGATACGGCCTTATTGACGCGATCGAAACGAGCGATGTACTTGTCCAGATTGGTCGTATCGACCTTGACCTCGATCTGTTTCACGGTGCCAGTACCTGTATCTGGACTGGCCCGAACCTGCGCACGACCGAGCCGACGGTAAACGAGATCGTAAGACGCACCGTCGTAGCCGTCGGATACGCCGCTGGATTGAGGATGGATACGATGCCTTGAGCGGAGTACTGCTTGGTCAGCGTGACCGTGCCACCGCCAAACGAGTACGCCGAGCCCGTCGCAATGTCCGTATAGGTTGCGCCGAGCGTTCCGGTCGTGATGTCGATCGGCGACCCGAGCTCATCGACCAGGCGCACGACGTAGACGTGCCAATCGCCAACCCAAGCGCTCTGATACTGGACCTGTTGCGGGTCCTCGTAGAGGTTGATGATCGAGGCCATGTTAGATGTCCCTCACGTAGATGCGGAGCGGGCCGAACACCTGCGTATCCGAGGCTCCCGTCGTCCTGGTGATCGTCGCGGTATAGGTCCCGGCCGTATTGGTCGTCGTGGTGCTGATCGTCCAGGTGAGCGATCCACCCGCCGCGTAGGTGGCCGTGCCGGTCAATGTCTCCACAAGCGTCCCGGCCGAGTTGTACACCTTGGCCGAGAGGGTCGCTCCGGTGAGGTCCACGCCCGTCCCGGTGCCATCGACCAACGTGCAGTCGATGCCATGCGTCGCGCCCTTTTGGAGGTCGAGGGGCTGGTCAGCCCCACCGCCGTCGGCCTTGATGGTGAACGGCCCCATGCGGACCGTCGTGGACCCGCCACCACCGCCACCGCCGGTCGGGGCTTGCTCGAGGGCTTGCGTGGTGTACCGGTAGCCGGAGGGCGTATCGGCCTCGATGAGAGTAGCCAGTTTGGCGTAGGTCGATCCAGCCGCCCAATCGGCGTCGGCAAACGTGCCGGGCTGGACCTCGTGGATATCGGCCGCGATATGGTGCGCCGCGGTGAGCTTGACCTCGTTGCCGTTGGTGCCGTCGGTGCGGACGATCAAATGACCATAGGTGCCAGCGGTCGTATGAGACGCAGTGGTGGCATTCCAAACCGCGTTTTCCGCCTGCGCCGCGGTGAGGGTCGAGAGACCGGACTGGATCTCCGTCACCGCGTCCGCGGCGATCGCGTCCGCATCGATCGCATTGGTCGCGATGGAGGCCGCGGTTATCACGTTGGCGTTGATCGTCCCGACCGTCACCGCGCTGGTGACCGATCCGACCGCTCCGGTCACGCTCGATGCGCGGACGCCGTCGCCCGTGATCGAGGATGCGCCACCGCCCAGCACCTTGCCGGAGACGTCGCCTCCGACATTGCCGGTGACCGATCCAACCGCACCAGTTACCGATCCAACCGCGCCCGTGACACTACCGACCGATCCTGTGGTCGAGAACGTCTGCGAACCGGAGAGGCTGTAGCCCGTCTTGTCCGATACGGTGCCAGCCGTTACCGCGTTGGTGACCGTGGTCACCGTCGGGATCGTCGCGCCGGTATGGGTCACCGCCGCCAGCGTGATGCCGGTCGCGGAGGTGATGTTGGTCGTACTTGCCACCGTGGCGGGGAACGTCGCGGTCAGGAAGCCGGTCGGCTGGGTGTACGACGCCATCCGGCTCGTGATCGAGGCGTTGAGATTGTTGCCAACGATGTAGCCCGCGGTGCCGACACCGTACGATCCGGGGATCGCCGTGGACCACGGGTCTCCGCTCGATCCCGCGCCCTTGAGGTACGTGCCAGCGTAGCCCGCCGTCGTATATCCGCTGATATCGGTCTGCCAGACGTTGGCCGCGGTGAGGCTCGAGACCGAGCTGGGGAACGTGACGCCCGCCGCGGCGGTGACCGTCTGACCAGCGAGTTGCGTCGTGTTGGCGGTGACAATGCCACCGGCGGTAATCGCCAACGAAGAGAAATTCGTCGGGAACGCCTGCGTCAGCGAGTATCCCGTCTTGTCCGAAACCGTCCCAGCGGTAACTGCACCACCGGCCGTAATGGCCAGGCTGGAGAAGTTCGCGGGGAATGCCTGCGTCAGGCTGTAGCCGGTCTTGTCGTTGTTGGTGCCGACCGTGACGTTGCCGCTCGTGGTCGAGAGCTGGGCCGTGCCGGTGCCGCTGGTGATGATCGCGCCAGCCGATCCCGAGGCCACGTTGGGGAGCGCGGTGAGCCCGAAGCGCACCGTGTCCATAAGGTCAACCGCCACCAGCTGGTACTCGGCAAATACCGGCGCAATGCCGGTGGCCTGCACCGAGATCAGGAGCTGGGTGGAGTTTGACACCGCGAATCGCGCATCCGCGATCTGGATCTCGTACACGCCGGGGAAGTTGGTCGCATCGACCTCGCGGAACCGGCATTTGGTGGCCGTAGGGGCCGCGTAGGTGCCGAGCGTTGTCACGGTCTCGATGGTGGAGCCTGCGGCCGTGTATGTCGTCGCCGTGGCCTCGACGTCCGCGATGGTCGAGATGATCAGACCGGTGGACGAGATGCCGAGGCCGGTCTTGCCCGCTCCCGTCGTGACCGTCGAATCCTGCAAAAATACGCGGAGGATATTTGAGGTTGCGCCTCGTTTGATTATCTCTTTGGCCATCGCCTAACCTCTCATACCTCCCGCCATGCCGGGATGGACGATCATGCCGCCAGACCCGCCCGCAGTTGACTCGTAACCGTCGATGTACAAATCCCAAACCATTCGACGCGTCGTCGTCTCCGTAAACGATCCACTCCCGGCGGTT